TCATCCAGCGGAGCGGGTTGGGTGCTTATTGGTGGAAATTTAAACGGATTACTCAGTCCCAACTCCTTGAGATATATCATGGCCTTGTCCGACAATAACTCCATTCGGGTAGCCGTGGCATCGAATGACGGGACTGTTCCCATTAGCATTGTTCCGTGTCTGAGAGCGTGGACAATAAAAAAAATATGCTTCGCCAAGTTTTGGACAACTTCATCACGGTTTAGTTCCTTCGGCGCATCCCCCTGGCCTAGTGTGAGCGGGGCTCGCCGGTTCCATTTTTTAATAGCCCTTTCTTTCGTTCCAGACGTTCCGGGCGACCCGGCGCAATTAATGTGATCTGGGCAAAGAACCCAAAACTCTCCCATGCCCTCAGATATGTGTTCTTCGGTTGGTTGCAACCCGCAAAACGGACAAGGTAAAAGTTCAACCGCCCCTATCTTGCTCTCTGGATCGCTCATGGCTTTGGTTCCTCTAACAAGTGGGCAATCTCACCCAGAATCTGCTCTTTTATCTGCTTGTGGTTCAACATCTCCCGCCGAGTGTCTGCGGTGTGGAAGGTAGTGTGATGCGTGTACAATCCCTCAGAGCGGCCTTCGTAGTAAGCCTCACGCTCCATCTCGCCAATCAGCTTGAGAACCTTCTTGTTAATCTCACTCATAAATCCGCCTTTCGTGTCACCTAAAGTAGTTGCTCACCGGGCCGGAAGGGGAATCAATTGAGCCGTTGCCCAATCCCTTACTCGTTTCGTGTCACCTTGGTTTTTGGCCGATTAGAGTATGTCCAAGTCCATCCAGACCGATTAGCAACTACAGGTGCCACAACCTCCATTTCATCAACCTTTTTCGACTGCACCCGGCAACATCGGCGGCATTTTTTTGCTTTGGTAAGCTTGTTCGATCTGTGGGCTCATCCAAGCCCCTACCGTGTGGCCGGACGGAAGAACGATGTGGGCCATGAATTCCTCTTCAAAGGTTGTGATCCCAGCTTCCACCGCCTCAAGCTTTGCCTTAACTGCCAGCGCCAAAGCCCGGAAGCGTTGACGGCAAGCTTGCTCCCAATCCTTTAAAATTTTATCAACCGGTTTTTCTCGGCCTCGTTTGTTGGTTGAGTAATCGGCTTTCGGCGGGAGTGGGAGAACAAACCGAATCCGGCGCTCGTTCATTTGAAACTGAATAATTGACTTATCGTCCTTGGTGCCGGACATGAACTCCGCACATCCATGACGGTTTAGCGTCTTTTGGATTTCACCAATTGACCGCTCCACACTCACCGAAGTCTTTGAGGCGTATCGTCTGTACATTCAACCCTCCCTCTAAATGATTGTTGAAGCTACGTTACTTCGTTTTGTTTGCATCCAGCCACTTGTGGAACGTGGTGTATCCCGGCACTTCGCCCTTAACTACCGCCCGAAAGCTGGCCGGAGCGATCCCAAACTCCATTGCTGATTTTTGAATGTTGCCCTTGTTCTTTTTGACCGTTGCTTTCGCATGGGCAAGCCATTCCTCGTAAGTCATATTGTCGGACATTTAAACCTCACTTTCGCCAAAAGTATAATTAAAACTAATTTAATTTGCAAGCTAATTTTTAAGATTTTCTTCTTTCACTTCCAAATCTTCTGCCTCACACGCTTGCTCAAAAGTGAACCTGTGCGATCTCGTTTTATCATTTGGCGATATGTAAAGCCCCTGATCGTAAATCCAGCCACGCCTTAACAGTTTGATATTGGCTTGCGTTTGGTCTACTGTCATTTTGGTTCACTCCCCCCTGGAACAAATACTGTTTGAATATCCGCTTTTAAACACCATTCTTGAACGCTGAAAAAACCTTCTCTTTTGCCTTTATTCCAACGCCAAGTCTTATAAAGCCAACCGCCAGGAACCTTTAAGCGTTCAGCGGTATCGTTCAAACGCTCCCATTGTTCTCTCATAAATCTCCCCTCTTAAATGTCCTTGTGTGTGCTATTCGTGCGTAATATCCCAAAGCCTTTGGTGCCATTCGCATTGATCGCCCTCCTTAGGGCAACAACCTTTTTGATACCTTTGCTGGCTGGCTTCAAACATCAAATCACGAATCTCAGCCATGTCCTTATGCACCAATCCCTTTAAATCTTTTTCAGTAATCCGCATTTAATCCCCCTTTAATATGTCTTGTGTCAACCTTTTTTAGGCCTTAACACCAAACGGCGTTTGCAATTGACGTCTTTCCACTTTTTTGAGGTAGTCACCGGATTTAAGTAAAAATACTGCCCGCATAGAGCTAAATGCCAAACCCTCGGCAATATAGTTCCGTCACCAAGCATTTGCTTCCCGGCAAAATGGATAGACCAACTCATTTCATTCCCCTAGTGGTGTTTAGATTATTGTTTAATCTTTAAGTTTAGTTCCTGCAAGTATTCTAAAATCGGGACGGCTTCATATTTTGCCGTATTAACTTTAGCCACCAACTCGGGGTTGAATGTTTCAAAGACGCCTTGTTTTGTCGTCTTGTCCCTGATAACCCAGGATTGAACTTCCATTTCATCCTCCTATCGTTGATTAAATGCGTGTTTAGTATCCTATTTGCCAATCTTCGGCGGCTTCGGAAAATACTTTCTGACTATATCGGCATAGGCGGCATAGGCGGCATTGGCGGCATTGGCGGCGGCATTGGCGGCATTGGCGGCGGCATAGGCGGCATAGGCGGCATAGGCGGCGGCATAGGCGGCATAGGCGGTATAGGCGGCATTGGCGGCATAGGCGGCATAGGCGGCATTGGCGGCATCGTCAACCTGTTTCAAGGTGACCATTTCGCCGTTGGCCCATGCCTGGGCTAACCGGATGGCTTCCGCTGGTTGCATTTCGCTTTTCGGGACGTATTTCAAAACCATTTCGGCGATCTCACAGGCGCACAACACTAACTTTTTGCGCTGAGCCAAAGTGACTTTCTTGGTGGTTTTATTTATCAACCATAGCATCCAATTTCCATTTTTACATTTAGCCCAAGCGGCTTTAGCGTCACGTTTACCAACCCAATCAATAGCAGTTCCGCAAGCGTCTAACTTTTCCAGTTGATCTTTAAATTTCATAACAGTTCCTTTTTAATGATGCGTGTTGTATCAACCTTTTTGAGCCAACTTATAAACTTGATCTAGCGCCTTTTTGTCGTAGTCCGGGCTTTCCGGGTCGGCCATGCTATAAATCGTCAATCGGCACATCAAGGCATTGAGCTTCGCATCATTTATCCGAATCGCCTCTTTTCCCACTTCGGCCAACAACCTACCAAAAATATTTATCGGTTTTGAAAGAATTGGTTGGTTTGTATTTTGCGCAATTTCTTTCAGTAGGTTTGGCGTGTGTACTTTCCAAGCGTTGTTTAGTGTTTCCACTTAAAGCCTCCGTAGTGGTGATTAAACTACTTGGTTAGGCTTCTAGAATCCCTTGAACATCTCCCGGGCGGATACCGCGCTTCCGCATTTCGCCTACCGCTTGATTCCAAAGATCGCTTCTCCAAGAAGTCTTATTGTGAATCTTACAAATCTGCTTGTCCGTCATTGTCGGCATATCGTCCGAAATCTTTTGTTCCATTTCCATTTCGAGTTCCATTAGTTTCCTCTTTCGTAACGTTGTCTAAACTACCATTAAGTATCTGGTTATTTTATCCCCTACCGAGAGGGGAGTCCCTTGGTATTGAAACCAGGTAGGGGTATCCCTCTTCGGCAGAGCGTCAACTACTACAGGCGATAGGCTAAAACGTACTCCATTGCTTTGTCGGTCGCAATTTCATGCGCTTGAAAATCTTCCCAATCTTGACCGTCATACGGATTGAAAATCGTTTCTAACTCTCTCATGGCTTCCCCCCATGTTTAAATTTTCTGATCTCGTCAGTTGGCGCATTACGCCAAGACGCCCTAAGGCGTTTCGATCTTATTGATGCTTAAAGCAAAAAACATATCCGTTCTTGATTCCACCGCCAACCAACTCACCTTTCCAATTCATCAAATCACGCAAGCTCTCAGCGGCTTTTTGGTGAAGCTCTTGACCGTCCAAATTCATCCAAGTGTCACGGCTATAGGTTTGTTGATTTCCAGCGTTATCAAAGGCTTTTAAGCGAGCCGGTTTAGTGGCGGTTTGCGGAATGTACTTCACGGTGATTGCTTTCATGAAATCACCTCGAATTCATAACCAGGATTCAGCGGGGCCATTTTATCGATAACCATTTCAACAGGGGCAAGAGTTGTAAACGGGCAAGGAAGCCATTCGCCAAATTCAGGGATGAAAGCCATCCACCCTTGAGAGTTTTTCTTTAATAGAATCTTTTTCATTAGTTCTGCCCTTCTGCTGGATTAAGCGCCAGACTCGCTAAGTGAACTGCCCTACGAACACAATCATAATATAACAATCGGATTATGTCAATAACTATTTCAAACATTATTTTATTTATTATTTCATTCTTTGCATTTAATTGAGGCGCTAAATCACCCCATGCACTCATACCACCCAAGGCGAGATCGTCCAAATGAAGGCCTAAAGAATGCAAAAAATAATCATACAATGCCCCTAAAATAGCGTTTGACAATATCCAGGGCAAAATGGTAAAAGACTTTGGGCTGAAAAGCCTAGGAACCTCGTGAGGGCCTGCTATCGCCGCCAGGTAGATAGATCACGCTTAACCTCACGAGTCCCTATTTTTCTTCGTGAGGAAAATCATGCTAAGCGAAAAAGAAGTGAAATTTAGATATAGGGCTATTGTTCGGGCGCAAGAAGCAAATAAAGAAAATATAGATCACCCTTATACTGGTTACCTTAAAGGATTGGGCGAAGCTTTGCGCATTGTTTTAGATTTACCAGAACAACCCAGATATGTGTCTTCGGACAAAGAAGGCCTGCAATGAAATATATCGGCCACGATTGCAACGCTCGTCACGATCCAAGAGTCAGGAAGCTAATCCGCAAGTTTTCGGCCATGGGATACGGCATTTACTTTATGGCAAACGAGATGATAGGTGAAAAGCTTGATCCACCTAAAATCATGTGTGAATTAGAACAAACCTTTGAAGACTTCTCAGATGATGCCAATGAAGCGCCCGAAACCATTCAAAAGGTTTTAGACTATTGCGTAGAGATCGGCCTAATGACTAAATCAGGCGATAAATACCAAAACATCAAGGTTTTAAAGCGAAAAGACGAGTATACATCCAAGAAGATTCAAGCCATGTCCCGACAGTCTCCCGATACTATCCCGACAGTGTCGGGTATAAGTAAAGTAAAGGAAAGTAAATTAAAAGAAAAGAAAGAAAATGGCGTTTTAAAAAACGCTCTTGAACATCCCGACAATGTCCCGACACCACCTGAAACATCAGACGAACAACTTTTAAATCAAATACTCGCCAAAATAGAAGATCAATCTACCCCTGATTCATTGCGTATTATCTTCAAAAAGCAAGCCAATCACTTAGAACAAAAAATTTTAGAGACTAATAAACTCTTGGAGAATTGGTGAAATGAAACGTCCAATGACAAAGCCCAAAACTAATCAGCACCTTAAAAACGCTATAAATGCAAAAAATAAGCCTAAACTCACACTTTGGCGTCTAATCCAGTTAATCTTAACCCTTGCATTCATTGCAATCGAGCTAACCGCTCTCATCATCCACCTAAAAACACCTGATACATAACGAGTTAACTTAGTAAAAATAAACAACTGTTAAAAAACTTTACACAATTAGGTCTCGCTTACTATTGGTTAGTGTTAAGTTTCTTTACACTTTTGCATTAAGCGCAACTGTACAGTGGATACACAATCGTCGTTGTGTCTACCATTTACACTAGAAACTATTGTAAAACCTATATAAAAGTAGTGCCTTGGGGGTGGGGCGGGGGTCGCATTGTAGCTCTTTTGGTTCCATGCGGGCGTGAGCGGGTTAATTCAATTTGACCTAATCTTAGACACGTTGATTTTCAGATTTAGCATAAACAACTTGATAATGAGCCGTTATGAAAGTTTATGAGTGCCCAGAGTGTGGAGCGGTGGTTAAAGCTGGGGATTGGCCTGAATGTGGTAATAGGCACCCAGCGATTGGAATGTATCAAGTGTTAGATTGGGGTAGTGGAGGGGAGCCAATCAATTTGAAAGAACTTTTGACTATCGAAAAATAAGGGGTTGCTTAAATAAATTTTTACGTTTATGCGCTTGCGTGAATTATAATGTGCTGGTGGCTATACCCCTACGCTAAAGGAGTATCAAATGAAATTAGGGCTTGTTTTGTGCATGGCTTTTTTAGCTTCACCTTTGATGGCTGAGGACTTCTCATCGACCGCCTTCGTGGGTGCCTTGGGCCTTGTGAATGCTGATGGGAATATGACGAGTTGGAATTTGATTCATGATCCGTTGCATAGCCATGAGCAGAATTTTATAGCCGTACCGTTTATGCACGATGAGAGCCATTATGTTTACGATGTGGGGGCGATAGGTGTTTGTATTGCAATTCGGGACCAATTGAAATTAGTGGATAAAAGTTTGGGACTCCTAGATTTTGGAACTAAAGACTTGTTTACGCTGGGGCTTTATGCAATGGAGTGGCACGCTATTAAATCGTGGCAATACGAGAAGGATGATGTGATGGGAGAGGTAATGGTGAGTGAGGCTGAGTTTTTAATTACTTCAAGTATTTTGAATTTGAAGTTTTAAAAACCGAGCCAAATTTTAAGAGCGTCAATGGGACAGAGCAGGGTATAAAAAAACTGGTACTTCCAAGAAGTGATGGGTGAGTTGAGCATCCATCCGAGATAGAGCGGATAAAGAGCGACGTAGATGATGGCGAGAGAGACAACGGCGGTTACGGCTATTTTCTTTTTCATCTGAGAACCTCCTGGTTCCGAACGGCTAACTTCAAGGCTATTTTACAATGGTTTATAGACCTGTTCAAGAACTAAGAATTCTTTTGTTGACAGACTACCGTAGGTTGTGGAAAATACTTTCGAGGCTTCAAGATTTAGACAGCGGGGGGATAAAAACATGACGGTTGAATTTAAGGGTCCGAACGGTTCTTTTGTGGGAATGAAAAAAGATGGCGGAGATGTTCCGTTCAAAGCTACCAAGAGTGCGAAAATCGAAACTGTGAACAACGAAAATTATGCTGGTGATGCGGCCATGCCTAGCCGTGAAACTGGGTCTGATAAAAACAATCACACTGTCCACGGGAAACAACCGGCGGAGCATTTGAAACTTTCTGGAATTCATCAGCCGCAAATTGGCGGGGCTGAAGGTGATGTGGCCAAAGAAGAAAAGTTGAACAAGCCGTTTCGTGCGTTTAAATATTCCCGTGAAGGTCGGGCTATGGACAACGGCTCTAACGATGAACAACGATTGGCGTTGGGCAAAGATTATTAAAAGCTGTTGATGGGTAGTGGTCGGTTAAAAAAGTTTCTAGGAGAAAATAATGCACGCCGAAGATATGGATTTGTCCTCGTACCCGGTTAAGGCTACGAGATCGCCGCAGGGAAAAGTTTACGATAAGCCGAAACCCGCCACTCACGTTTGGAAAATTAATTATTTAAACTCCATCGGCGAAATTCGTCACGACTTTTGGAAGGGCGAAATTGCTGACGCCGTTTCCGAAATTCCTGAACACGAAATTCTTGTCATTGAAAAACGGATGATCAAACCGCAAAAGATTGTGTCTGTATCTTTTGGTTTGATGTACGAACAAGAAGAGCCGGGTGGCGAGTGGAAAAAACCACATCCGAACGATAAAGACCCAAGGGCTGAAAAATTTTACGAAGGTGATTATACCCGCCTGTACATGGAAGTGTGGCGCAAGAACGCTTATCAGAATGGCGAGTTTGACGCTTTGAAACTTACCCGCTCTTTTTCCAAGGAAGCTCAATTGGAAAATGAAAAGCGATCCAAGGATCAAGAGATTGAAAACCTTCGCAGGCAACTTGAAGCTAAAACAAAAAATGAAGAACTTCTAAAAAGTGAACTAGCCAAGAGTAAAAAATAATGGATGTAATTTATTTTTTTGCTGGTATGGCTACAAGTTCCGCTATGGCGTATGTTTGGTACTTGATTGGAAGAAACACTTCTTATCAAGATAAAAACATTATTCCGCCTCCTGCGCCTATTGCCATTCCTAAAATCGAAACTTCTAAAGAACCTGATTCCGAAACCAAGCCTGTAGGGTGGGTGGATGAGACTACCGATCCTGGCATGATTGAATTTCATAAGGGGCGTGAGTTATGAACCAACCGATTCAAGACGGAGACATTCTAACTACGAAAGATGGCCGTGAGTTTCGTTCCGCCATTCTCAAGGCCCAAATTAAATCTACGATCTTGAGAACACAAAAAAACTTTTTAGATAAGTTGCCTGAGAAAAAGAAAAAAGAATTTTATTTCAAGGTTTATGAGAAGTTGCAGAAACAAGATATGCTTGATAAAAAAGAACCGTTTATTCAAATGGGTCTATCTCCATTCACATTTATGAACGAGCCTCTTCGCATGGGGAACTTCCAAACTACTTATGGCGAATTATTTTCCAGGCTTCATCAGGCATTGCGGGAAACAGAAGGTGACTTTAATCTTGGAGATGAATAATGACTACGAGGGGAACTCAGGGGCGTCCGCCCGATAATTTAACGATGAAGGCTATACCGGAAGGCCCGATTGCCACTCCTAAACGCAAGTGGGCGGCGATTGCCAAGTATCATGCGATTAACTCCGAGAGGGAGCGCAAGGGGTTTGACCTTCTAAAAGATAAGGCGTTTTTGAAGTGGACGGGAATTTCCAAGGAGGATTTATCTAGCGCCGAGTCGCATAAGGAATATGTAGATGTGGCCCTGTCGATTGCCAAGGGCCGATCTGTTATGTGGTTTCGGGATGAACTTGAAAATATGCAAAAGTCGGCGCAAAGACTTTATTTGGCAGGAGAAGACAAAAGTTATTTACAGGCCACGATGAATTTGGCCGAGATGTTGAAATTTAAAGAGTTTTCCCTTGAGGGTATGGAAGAAACCGAAGTTCGCAACGCTGATGAAACAATTGAAGAAATTATGATTATCTTAAAAGACGAAGCGGTGAAGGCGGCAATTACTAATGAAGAGGGGCTCGTCTCGCAAAAAATCATCCCGGCACTTGTTGGTGCGTCCTTTAAATCCAGAAGTAAAAAAGAAACTTTTACGCTTGCACAGCCTAGTGGTTCTGCTCAAGAATATAGCCCAAAAGGACCCGATAGCCCTGTGGATTCCGTTCTTCAAACAGACCCTGGGGCTGGCGAGTCTCAAGAGGTTCATCCTTTACACCGGGGCGAACAGGACCGGAAAGTCTGACTTCTTGGCCGCTTATTTTTCTTTGTGGTTATTGGGCAGACATCCAACGATAAAGACTCCGAGGAATGGAGTGGCTTGGTTATCGGTGACGGATTTTTCTAAGATCGAGCAGGTGTTGTATCCAAAGTTCGTGAGGATGTTGCCGCCCAAGAGCTTTGAATATAACGCTCAGAAGTCGTTGATTGAAATGAAAAACGGATGCAAGTTGTTTTTTAAGTCCGAGCAATCTGGGCCGCTGTCTTATGAAGGTGCTGACGTTGATTTGTTGGGGTTGGATGAAGAGCATAATAAGCCTACGTTCAATGCGGCGGTTATGCGTACTACCGGACGCAGGGCAAAGATTGTAATGGCTATGACGTTGGTTGGTGGAATAACTTGGACGTATGACGAGTTTATTTTGCCAACGCAGAAGGATGAGCGCAAGGATGTTGAACTGATTGTTTGTAATCAGTTTGATAATCCGATGTTGAATAAGAAAGAAGTTCAAGCTGAGTTTGATCGGTTGTGCAAGACGGACCCGATACGAGCCCGCATTACGATCATGGGCGAGTTTTTGGATATGTCGGGAGAAACAGTGTTTGAATCTAAGTTGCTTTATGAGCTTAGACAAAATTTACCGCAACCCGTAAGGGGCGAGTTAATGGAGGCTTGAGATGGACGAAATTTTGAATCATGAAGTTCCGGTTGAAAAGCCTGAGTTTATTTCGTTTGAAGACTTGGCTAAAGATGTTGAAATCACCCATGAAAATTATGGTGCGATTGATAAAGATTTTATTAAAGCCAGGGACATTTTGACCGCTAAAAAGAAACGTGCCGGAATTATCTAAGGAGGATGTGATGGAATTTGAATTTACGAATGTGCAGGGGCAACGCAGAACGCTTGAGGGTGGTTCGCTTATTCCCCCAAAAGAATATATGTCGATTTTGGATGAGCAAGGTAATGTGAAGTTTTTGATTAATCCTAACGCCATTGCATTTGTGGAAGCTAAGTTGCCAGAGCCTGTTAAGTTGGTGATTAACTGATGATGAAATTTAATCCAGTGTCCGGGCATATCAGGGTGTTGCCGGAAGCCATTTCAAACACAGCAAAAGTTGTCGAAATGGCTGACGGAACCAAAAAAGAAATTTTCATGGGCGATCGTTCCAAGGATGAAAAGGTAAAGGCGGTCCATAAAGGCGCTATACAAGAAACATCTTGCCAAGCTCCGCATTTACAGGTCGGGAAAATAATTATTTATTATCCCTTCTCGGCTAATAAAATAATTGAAAACGAAGTTGAATATCATGTGATCCATGAGCGTGATGTGATGGGATACATGAGTGAAGTTTCATAACTATCCCTATGGAAGAGTTTTCAAATACCAAACTGACAGACACCCCGATAAAAGACTTCATTATGTTATTGGGGCCGATAGTGCTTCAGGATTGCCGAACCGTGATAAATCAGCCTATCAAGTTTTGTGCCTTGAGACGCACGAACAGGTCGCTTGCTTTGCTGAAGAATGTGCCCCTAATCATTTCGCAGAAGAACTCAGAAAAGTTGGAACCTATTTTTACAATGCAACGGTCGGAGTCGAACTCGACAAATACGGATTTCTTACCATCAACATTCTCAAGGATATATATCCATACCTCTATTTCCATATTCAATCACCAACTTCGTATGGAACGGCTATCTCGAAAGAGTATGGATGGAAACCTACGAGCCCTAACCGCCAAGTTGCAATTGACTATCTCAAAATGGATTTTTCCGCAAATGGATCAGAAAATGAAGCGGAAAAAAAGTCAGCTATAAAAATATTTGATTCTCAGACTTACGAAGAGATGGCGTTTTTTATTAAAGACAGGGAGACGGGTAAAGAGGCGGCGCAGAAGGGCAAGAAGGATGATCGACTTGCGGCTCTTTGGATAGCTGATTTCATGTGGCATGAAATGCAAATACGATTTGAGTTTAAAGAACAGGATAACACTCCAAAGCCAATGAGCATTGTTCAGGAAATGGAGTACATGAAACGAGAAGGCGAAGCGAACGGAAAAGGCTTTGGGCCTAGAAAGTTAGTGGTATGAAAAAGGAATCCGAAAATTGGTCCGAGGATGGCGATTGGGCTCTGTGCAAACACGGAGATTGTCACTATTTTATAAGAAAACGTGGTGAAAAAAGACGTATTCTTTGCCAAATATTTCCTGATCGGGTTCGTTTAAAATGTGATTCTTGCGGGCAAATTAGCACGTTTTATTTTGAAAAAAAGAAGATGAGCAAAAAACAAGTTGACGAACCAGAATGGGTTCCTTTATCCTCAATGATAGAATCTTGGGAAAAGACTAATTAATGCCAGCACATGATGCTTTTTACAAGTGCTGGAATTGTTCCATGAAGTTTTTGGGGCATGGTTGGATGCCGTGTTTGTTTGATGAAATTTGTCCGAGATGTGGGAGTGGTTGCAGGGGTTGGCTTCCGAGTGAGGAAGATAAACTTCGTGGAACTGCTTACTACGATGTGGGGACCGAATTAATACTTCGGTCAGGCAGGGAGAGGCAAATGCTCTTTGCGCATGGTTTTTATAAAACCAGAACCCACGGGACAGAAATTCTCTCCGTAGACAATTACGGCGATTATATTCCAACCTCGTAGGGTCGCCAAAGGCCCTTAGTTGCCAGATTCACCATTGATTGAAAAACAGGATGCAGTAGCTGGAATCAGCACGACCCAAGACCCTCTTCGGTTAGTGAAGCTTATTAACGATTGCATTCGAGAATCCGATTCCCACAAAGTAAAATTCGGCTATTCAAGCCGTATGGAAAAATATGATCAGCTTTATCGAAATAAACTTTACGATGGCGCTGATCAAGGTCATTTATATTTTGAATCAAGGGCTAATTATTACCGTGAGTGGGTAGACGGTACTGCTAATATTCTTACCCGTGAGCCGTTGCAAGATACTGTTCTTCGTAGAGATCAAGAGCCGGACGTTTCAATTGCCGCCGATGTGTTCACACGCATAATTGAATATGTCCATTACAAGAATGATCGAGAGATAAAAGAATATGATTGGTGCATCCATGCCGGGAAGTATGGCAATGGGATTATGCACTGTTTTTATAATCCTGAAGCCGATAACTTTCAGGGCCTTCCTTCTTATGAGCCTATCAATCCAAAATATATTGGAATTTCTCCGGGTGCCAAAGATTTTGATGATGCCGTTTGGGCTTTTTATAAGCGCCCTGTTTCTACCGCTTCTTTAAGACAAGCTTATCCCGATTTAGATATTAAGCCCGATGGTGATATTTCAGGTGCGTCTTTGATGAACGCCAAGGAATCAGGTAAATTTAAATTCTTTTTGACCGATCCTAACAATTCTGCTTTTATGGGGTTTACTACCGGCGGGACTAAGTTATCTGGTGATAAAAAGGGCAAGAATCAAACTTGGTTGACTACATTTTATTATCGTGATCCAGAAAAAATTGATTTAGCTGATGAGAATGATTTGCAAGAGTGGATTGATAATAACCCCGGATTTGGAAGTTCAAAAAATCAGAAGGTTATGTTTGATAAACTGAAAACTCAATTACCAATGACGGTTAAGTTATATCCGTTTGGGCGCAAGATTCAAAAGTGCAATGATTTTGTTCTTGAGGATGATCCTAACCCTTATCCTATTTTCCCGTTCATTGATTTTTCTGCTTACCCCGATCCTGATGAATTTTGGGCCGAGGGGACTATTTCGCTAATTCGTGAACAGGTCCGAAACATTCATTTAATTTCTTCTGGATTGGCCGCTAATGCTGACTTTGTTAATCGCCCTCCGTTTTGGACTACTTCTAAGCGCTGGGATAATAACCAATCTTTTGGTTTGGACCCTAATCAGATTGTTCCTTTGGAACAAGGTTCGACTATTCAACCGTTGGTTATTCCGGCTATGGCTGGTAAAGGCCAAATGGATTTGATGCAATGGCGTATTAACGAGATTGAAAATGTGACCGGCGTAAAGCGTATCATGTTTGGGTCTATGCCGCAATCAGGCGCTCCCTCTGGCGTGCAGATGGATAAGCTTCAGGACGCTGGTTTAGGCGCTATCTTGCCAATGACAAAGCGGTTTAGAAATTCTCGTAAACAATTAGGGTCTTTTATATTTTGGATGATTCAAAACTTTATGACAGAACCTAGAAAAATGTTGTTTATTAACAAGTCGGAAAATCCTCCGCAATCTCAGCCTGTTCAGATTAATCAACCAGGTGGCCCAAACAATTCATTTATCAATGATGTTATGTCGGGTGATTGGGAATACTACGTTGATGAATCGGAAGGGCGTCCATTTAGTCAAGCGGCTCGTTTTCAACAAATGGAAGCAGTTGCTCAAGCTATGGAAAAAATTGCTCCTGCTGAATCGGCAAAGCTTATGGTTGAAGCATCCAATCTTCCGGGTCGTTCTAAGTATCTCGATATTATTGACAAGCGTTACCAGATGCAGTTGGAAATCGGGATTACTAATGCCGAACGTGATCGCCAACTCAAAGAATTTACCGAAATCAATAAGGCTCAATCTGATGCTCGTAAGGCCGAGGCTATGGAAGTTAAGGCTGGGGCGTATGTTAAAGGTCTTGAATCTAGGGGTATCAAAGATATTGCCGATGCTTTGGCAACTGGTGCGGAAGCCGATGCTCAACAGATCATGCAACAGGAACAAACGCCAATGGCCCCTACGCCTAATGTGGCTGAACCGCCTCCGCCTCCGTCATTCCCTGACATTGGCCAATTGCCGGGTGGCATGAAAATGCCTCAGCCTACGCCATTAGAAGAACATGGAGGTATGGGTTAATGGATTTCGCTTCGCCTTTACAAAACAGACTTCAAAGCACTTCAGTTGGACAACCGGGTTATCAAGCGGTTAATAATTTTTCGTCCGGCAAAACTCAAATGCCTCAAGAGCTTATGAAAAACATAGCTAATGCCAGGGCGTTAATGCAATCCAGAAACATGAATCAGCAGGACACTTTGAAACAAATGCAACCTGGATTTAAGGGTATGACTCCTGAGGCCTTGACCGCTCTTCAAGCCCTCATGTCGAGAGGAATGGGGCAATCTTCGTTTCCGGGGGCGGACACGAACCTAAGACAGGCCGTTGATACAGCATATAATCCGCAGTGAGGCGCTAGGGCGCAGAAAGAGAGTGTTTCGTGGAAAACGGAACCGTTGAACAGGAATTACCGGCAGAAACAGGTGTAGAAAGTGTTGCGAGTGAAGGAGCGACTTCTGGCCAAGAAGAAGCGGGTGCGGGTGCGCCTCAAATCGATCCGGCGGTCTATGAGAAATTAACGGCAGAGCATGGGCAACTTTCTACCAATTGGTCGAAGATTGAACAGCTCGCTAATGCCGATCCTGTCTTTAGAAAGGAATTGGAAAGGGCTTGGAAAGGGTTGCCCGCACAGGTAGCCAAAGTACAAGAACAACCAAAACCTCAGGGAGCGGAGAAGCCAAAGACAAACGCTGAATTACAGCAACTTAATGAACGGTTAACTAGATTTGAGCAAGCCCAAATGGTTCAACAGCAAGAATCTTTACGCCGTGAAAAGTTTTCTGAAGTTCAGAGTGAGACGGCTGATGTTGCGAAACGTTACAACGCATCCGAGCCAGTTATGAATGAATTTTGGAAGCGGTACGGGGATATGATTCGCACTGAAACGTTTAATACTATGCAGAATAATCCTGGCATTGCCCCTAACGTGGCTATGCAACAAGCTTATTCAAGGCATGATAAAAATTTGGCCGGTGAATTCGCCCTTCTCATGGAAGACCACTTGATGGGTTTTTATGGCGATAAAATCAAGGAGAGAACAAACCCGTTAAAGGGTATCGGTTCTCCTGCTGAAAAGGCCGGTAAAGCTGGTGCCGGTGTTTTGCCCGATTTAAAAGAGCGCTTTTTTAGCGCAATGAAAAAAGAAAGGAATCCTGAAAGACGAGCCGAGATGATCAAGGCGTTCTCCGAACAATCTGGTATCTCGGTTGATAATATCTTCAGGAGTTCAGGTGGTTAATTAAATGGCTTCTTCACCAATTACGGGAGTTGCGGCACAAGTATGGCCTCTTATACCCGAAGAGATTATTGATAACATTTCTATCGCTCATCCGGTCTTCTTCAATTTGTATGAAAATTGTAAGAAGCCTTGGAAGGGTGGTACGCAGTACCAACCAGTGGTTCTTAATGCGTCTGATACGGAAGGTGCGTTTATTGACCCAACTTCCACTTCGGCCTCTTTAGGTACTACGCAGACTCAGAAAACGGAAGGTATCGTTTATAAGATTTCTGCTGTGCAGAATCCGTATTCGATTACTTTGGATGAAAAAGAACGTGCTGGTGATTCGGAATATGCTCGTATCACTTTGCAGGAATCTAAAATCATTCAGGCGACCAACCGTCACGTTGAATTGATTTCAATGAATATGTATCAGGGCAACACCAATAGCAATTCGCTTCAATTCTGGGGTCTTGACCAGATTTGCGGCTTGGTGGATGCTACGCCGTTTGTTGGTCAGATTGACCAATCGGCTGATACTTGGTGGGCTCCTTCTACCATTACGACCACGACTGTGTTTAACTCGCTTGCGCCGCTCATTACCCGCATCTCGGTTATGACGGATGGTGGCGACAAACCGGACATGGGAATTTTGGGACAGGTTCTTTATCCTCGCTTGATCCAGATTATGGGCGGCGGGAACGTCAACATCAAAATTGACAATAAAGAAACCGTTTGGCGCACCGGAGATATTTCGGTTCAAGATGTGAAGTTTATCAAAGATAAGGGCGCTACTGATGATGCTAGCTCCACTGGTAACTGCTACATTTTGACCACGAAATATTTGGAATTCTGGTTTTCCAATTCCTTTGATTTCTGGTCTTCGGGATTCACTGAACCTGTGGCCGCTTCTTACAATACGGGTTATATCCGTAGCGTAATGTTCTTGGCGACCACTCAACGTCGGCGCATGGGTGGATATGTTATTCCGTACAACGCTGGCACTTACCCCTTAACGTTGTAAAATTTTAAAGTACGGAGCCCTCTTAACCGGGGGCTCAATACTTATTTTTGGAGGATAAAATGGGAGCTTCTGCAAGTCGTGTTGCTGTTGTAACTGGTAATCCAAATTCGCCTACTGGTTTTGGAAATACTAGGATTTTTACTGCCGTTTATACATCCGGTTCTTCGGCGGATACTTTTCCGGGAGTCGGGCCTTTAAAGAATGGTGACTTTATTACTATTCTTGCGACTCAGACTAACGCTACTTCTGGATATGCAGGGTTGACCTGGGATTCCGCTACTACTGTTTATAGTGGAAATTCTGGTACTGTTGGAATTGTGCCTATTGCTACAGCGCCAACTGGAACTGTGGCGTATACTTTAAAAATTCAAAGTCTGTGAGGTAAAATATGGCGGCGGCACATAGTATTGTTGAAATAGAGTTTGGTGCAACATATCAGAAAATTCCTTTAGGTCTTTCTGGTAGACGGCGTTGGAGGTGTACCGCTGTTCTTCCTAGCGGTCAATCTAGTTGCACGATTAGCGGAATTCCACAATTGGACGATCAAACTCAAATTCATGTTCAAATGGCCGAGGGTGGTGTTTCGTCTGCTGGATTGATTGAAATTTCGGCGTCTAGGACTCATGGCGAGAATCATGGGGCTATTACAATTGGAACAGCTAATGCTTCTACGGTAACTGGTGATGCGGCCTTTATTGTGGATGGCCAAAACATTTAAGGAGTAATTATGGGTGCGGCAAATGGAATGCGGGATTACGCTTTTAACGAAATAGGTAAGGTTGGCTGTCAAAGCACGAACCAAGCTTTAATCGTTGTGGCTGGAACAACTTCATTGCTTCCGGCGCTTGGTCCCGGACTTCGTTATATGATTTATCAAATTGACGTTGATGTTAGTGGATTGAATTCTACCATTTCAATTGGAGATGATGCGGCCATTCCCGGAACAACGGATAATATTGTCTTTTATACCTCCAACAATGGACATTTTACTACGGTTTATCCTAATGGTTGGTGGGCTGGAAAGAACTTGCCGATTTCTGCCTTAGTTGCTGGGAGTGCCGCAAATGTTTGGGTTCGCATTACTTATACGACTACGTAAGGAGAATTTATGAAACAGCAAGATGGAATGCCTTTTGGCTCTATGGGACCAGAAGGGGATAAGCAGGATAATCCGGCCAATGATTTAAATGGTGCTAAAGGTGGCGGAATGAAGCACGTTGTATCCCCTGGTGCCGATGATCAAAACAAGAAAAAGCAAATGATGATTCTTGCTTTGATGCGTGCGGCTCAAGGTGGCGGCGCTCCTGGTGGCACGGGTGGCCCTATGCCTATGGGTCAGCCTCCAATGATGGGTGGTGGCGCTCCTTCCATGAATGGCGGAGGTATGCCGCAATGAAAATAAAAGAAATGGGAATGAAGTCTAAGATGAAAATAGCTAAACCTAAAATGGCTATGCCTAAAGTCAAGGGGCCAAAGATGGAAGGCCCTGATATGGGCATGAGTGGCGTTGGGAAAGATCACATGGAAAGAATTGCGTCTGTTCGTGCTATGGGATCAATGAAAGGTTATTAAGTGATAACTTTTGGACCCGCTACATCGGAGGCTAGTGTGCTTGCCATGGTACGGCGCAAGTGCAAAGTTTTGCCCACTTCGCCAGATGCGTATACTTCCGATAATATAATTTGTGCTTATGCCAATGAGGAAATGCAACTATTGGCATCTGAGTGCCGATCAATCAAAGTGTCCAATACCGGGAGTGAACCATTAACGGTTCAAGGGCAACGAACTTATGATTTGCCCAACGATTGTCTTGAATTGGTTGATGTTTATTTAGGACCGGCTAACGCTCAAATTCGGATGCAACAAGCCAGCACTGAATATCTTTATTCCAATTTTGGCCCAGGATTTATGAATCGTCAGGGGCAACCTTTTTATTATTACATTGATTGGGACAATCAAACAAATAGATTCTCTGTGGCGTTTGCTATGGTGCCGTCTGTATCAAATCAGTTAATTACCATGTTTTATATTCAACGGCCAAATCCTTTTGTAACGGCTTCAATTACTATTTCTTCACTTACTCAATTGACTGGAACGGCTACGGCAGTTTGCACCAACAATTTTTATCAAGGACAATATGTTACGATTTCGGGAGCGAATCAGTCAGGATATAATATTTACGCTAAAGTTTTAAATCCAACGGCCACTCAATTTCAATATGCCGTGAATTCTGGAACTGTTAGCCCTGGGACTGGGACGCCAGTTGTTCAGCCCACTACTACACCCCAAATGGACGAAAGATTAGATAACGCTTTGATCTATGCAATTGCCGCTCGAATCATGCACGATAAGCGTGATACGGCTTTTTCTGCTGTTTATGATGGAAAGAGGGCCGAATATATTGCCAAATATAATGATTCTGGACGCAAGAGTCGTGAGCCGCTACCCGCATTGAACAATAATCGTTCTGACCTGTCTTATTTCATTGGAGATTAATTGTGGCCAAAAAGATTAAGGGCGCAAGCTTCGGAAATAGTCTTCCCGGCGCTCAAACTATTGGGCGCACTATGGCGCAACAGTTTAATTTGCGTGGCGGATTGGCTAACAATACAAACATTTCGGCCCAAAACCCTGATGAGTGGTTAAAAGCTACTAATGCCAAAATGCTTGCGTCAAATGGTCCCGTTACTTCCCATGTGGGCGGTATAGTCAATTCCAACGATAATCAGCAGACTTTTTTTTCAGGTTCCAATAACGGTTATAGTGGTTTGGCTTATCAATGTGTTCCCAGTGAATTTTGTGTGGCTTCTCTGGAAATTGGAGTTTCTTTTCCAGTGGAATCGGTTGTTTACTCTGGTACGGGTTCAGGTTCAACTGTTAATTCTTTCTCTGTTGGGGACAAATGTATTCAACTGGCATTGACTGCTAGTCAAACAGCGACCGCCACAGTCACGGTTCCTGCTAAAACATTAACAACTACTATAGTTCCTGCCTCGAATTCAGTTTTGGCATTAGATACTAATTGGACAAATCCTTCTAATTTTGCATCTGGATTCATCAGAGTTGGGAGCGACTCATCCAATTATTATCAATGGACAATCCCGTCACCTGGCGCAGTTACGACTGAAATTTTAAAATTAAATTGGGCTTCCCCCACATCTACGACCGGAACGCCGATTCTCGGAAATATAACTTACGTTGTTATTAATTTTGTTGCTAGTGGCGGAGGTTCTCTAACAGTTCAGTGTTCCAATTTAAGAATAAGTGCTTTTTCATCCACGTCGCAAGCTAATTTTAATTATTTACAATATGCCGCAAATATTAGTAAATGCTTTCCTTATGTTTCTAATTCGGCTTCAATGTTTAGGCAGTTAGTGGCGCAATGCAGAAATGTTTTATATATACAGCAAGCTATTGGAGATTTAGGCGGATCGTTAGATTCTAATGAATATTTATTTCCTTTGAAAACTGGGTTTACCCCGAATACAACAAATTTATATCAAAATGGATTTAATTTTACGTCATTTCCAAAAACTGGAACCAACAATGAAAATATCATGTATTATGCTAATGGCAATGATGGGGTTTTTAGCTATGATGCCAGTGCCGCCGCCGGGACTAGACACGCTCAAATTTCGACCACTGCTTACAGTACTTTAGTTTCTCATAAAAACTATATGTGGTATGCGGGCGATCCAAATAATCCAAACACAATAACGCCAAGTATTATTTCTACTCCGGGTACGTTGGATGCGGCCAATGCCATTACACTAGATAATTCTAGTGGCCAAGCGAAAATAACCGCACTTGTTTCAATGGACAACTATTTAATTATTTTCAGAAATATTGATATTTGGATATTGTTGGGTTCTACAACTGGCGTGGATGGCGATATTTCTATTCAAAAATCCCAAAGCACCGTGGGCGCTCTTTTACAAATAAGCGTTTGCAGGGCCGGACAATATTGTTATTTTTTCAATGGTAATGATCTGTATATTTTCGATGGTTCTCAATCTACCATTATTTCAGAAAAAATAAATTTATCTAAAGTAATTGCGTCGAATCCCGTAATCACTTGTGGCGTTTCTCTGGTTTATAATCCCACGGAACAATCCGTTTGGATATTTATGATACCACAAGACCCGAACGCCTGGGACGGACTTTTTAGTTTTACTAATCCGTTGAGTTCAACGTTATATTCTTCATGCGGGGTTTTGATTTATAATACGATTCTTAAAAACTTTTTTATGATTGGTGGAGTGGCGGATATTACTTCAATGAACATAGGGGGGTTTTCATTTACTTCGTTTATAAACGGAAATAGTTATTTTTATACTTATGGGCAAAATATTGCATCGAGAAACGTTTCTTTTAATACACAAGTAAATCTGACAACGTGGAACCAAGCTTTTGATGTTCAAGCATCTTGGAATAACCTGGGTTCTCCGTTTGTCCAAAAAGACCCAGATCAGATACGTCTATTTATCACTGCGGCCAATGCTTCTATAACGGGAACCCTTAACTTTTATACCGACTTCAACTCAAATACAGTGGCTTATACGACCACCTTTATATTGCCACAAGCTAGTGTTTCTAGCGGCTTTGTTGATTTGACGATAGGACCCGGTTGTCAGGGACATGCGTTTTCAGTAGAAGTACAAGTTCCTAATAGTAACTCGACACCATCGGGCAATATCGTGTATTCTGGGTATGGCATAACTTGGACCTTAGCGGAGGTAATTTAAAATGGCTGGCGCACCTATAGCACCCACAGTTCCTGGCGCACCAACTGCCGGTAGCGCTTCTCCTGCACTGACTCAACAGCAAATGATGGCTTATTACGGGAGTATGCCTCCTGCTCAAACACCAACTGTTGATCCTTCTCAATTGTTTAGCGGATTGGGTCCGGCTCAATTGGATCCAAGTGGGTATCAACAACAAACGTTGCCAGACCCGACAACTACAATATCTGGACAAATGCAAGATTTTAAGCCCATGGGGCTAATGGCCTTACAACCGGCATCGTATACGCAAGCGCTTAATGATTTTAATAAAAATTATGGTCATTATGATACCAATACGGGTGCTTATGATTTGAATTTAACTGATTTTCAAGATAATGGAACTCAATTTTCTAACCCACAACTTCAAAAAGATTTAACCGAAATTGGCCTTGGCGGTTCTCAGTCCAATGGAATATTAACTTCGGCGCAAACTGCGATTAATAATAATTTAGGAAATTATAATGCAGTGAATTCAGCAAACGCTGATAATCAAGGCTATTTACAGCAAGCCGCTATCGCTCAAAATAAATTGCTTGGAAATTTGAATTCAAGAGGTCTTTTACAATCTTTTGAAAATGGCGGAATGGGAACCGCTGATATGCAACAGCTTAAAAATTCATTAAGTAGCGCTTCGGCGGATCAAGGACTTGGGCTTCAAAATGAATTGAGTGGGTTGTCTCAAAATGACGCTATGTATCAGTTGGCTTTACAAAATTACAATAACCAAGTTGGAAGTTTTACCCAACAACAGCAAAATAACATTCCGGGACTTACGGACATTCTTGGGACAGGGTTATCGGCCCTTCCTTTAATTGCGGGACTATAGGAGCATAAAATGGCTATTACACCAGGACAAGCGCCGGGGCCGTTTCAGTTGAATTTGGGGGCCATGCAATCAAATTTGTCAAATACCTTGAATCCTGGAATGCTTGGAAATAAATCCATTAATCCGATGGATGCGGTTTTACAAGCCGGGAATCAATCCAAGCTAGGCCTTCAAAATTCAATCGCCAATAGCCGTATGCAAAATATCGATTTGCAAGGAAAAGAACAGGCACTTCAACAACAAGAAGAACAATATAAACAAGATCAGCAACAACCAGGATTAACTGATATTCTTGGATTATTGGGGTCTGGAATTGGGGCCATTAAAGGAATTGATTCTGCCGATCAATTAAAACAACTAACTTCCGGAATGTCGCCTCAACAATTTCAACAAATGCAAGACACGATGCTTAATAATCCCATGACTCAATATTTCGGGGGCTAAAATGGCTGATGACGTACAGGGATTTAATCATTTAGATGAAGTTTTGATGCACTTGGGCGATCAATTTCGCCAAGAGGCGCTGAAACAACAGATGCTCAAAAACCAAAATACTCATTATGAAAACATGGGACACGGTAGCGGGGCTTATGACAATAAGCCTTTTGCATACCTTCAAAAAGAGGCCATGCGGTTAACCGGCGTTCATCAACAATTTATTCATAATACGGTTGAAGGTTCTAAGGATGTTACGGGCGTCCCAACAATTAGTCCGGATCAAGCTGAACAAATGTGGCAAAATACTCCCGAAGCTGGTGAGATGCAGGAAGTCAATGGAGCGGTCATAAAGGGAATTACCCAGATGAATCCCACGCTTATGCCTAAACCTCAATCGACTCCGGTTTCTACGCCTACGGGCACGCCGGTAACGCCTTCGGCTAAATTACCTTCAAGCGGCTCAAGCCTATTCATGGGGCAATAAATGGCCTTCATAGATGATTTAAATGCAGGAGCTTATAGTGATCCGGGAATGGACGCCCAAAAAGCTATTGGCGCTACGGCCAATGCCGCTAAAGCCTTGGCGCTGAAGGGTTATTCTAAACTTCCTCAATCTATTCAGAATGTCACCACTCCCGCTTTAAAGGGCACTTATAACGCCGTTGAGCCATTGGCATCTAAGGTATTTAATCAGATTGGTGAATGGCCTTTACGTGAAGGCACTAACATGATCGCCAATCTTCTTAATTCTAAACCTCCATTGGAAAATGCTGGTCAAGTTTCAAAAGTCCCTAATAGCTCTTCATTCCATGACGTAATTAACGCTTTGCCAAAGGGCTATTTGATGGACGTTTTAACAGGAGAGCCTGGGGCTGGCGAGGCAATGCCAAAAGCATCTGGAATTTTAAACAATGATGCAGGAATGGCCGCTAATTTATTTCTTGATCCGTTAATGCACTTTCATCTTGGTGGATTAACTAAAGCGGGTCAAACGGCTACCAAAGCGGGAACAGAGGCCTCTACTTTAGGCGCTGGTGCGGCCAAAGGTGAGCGTTCTTTGGCTACGCTGGGAACGGTTCCGTTGGTCCCTAAAGTGGTGAGCAAAGTGGCTCTTGGTGGTCTGACTAAAGCCAATCAGTTAATTGACAAAGTTCCTGGTTTAGGGGGAGTTAAGGCTGGCCTTCAAACTCAAACCGGCAACGTTGGCTATGATAACGCTAAACTTCAAAAACTTACCAATCCTAATAACGCCTCTACGGTTGATGCCATTAAAATGCGGGCTGATGATGAAAAGGTCATTAATAACACCGCAAAAGAGATGGGCGTTACACCTGAAGAATTGCATCAAAAGATGCTTAATTATATGGAGCCTTTGGGTTCACAAAACCCTCCAAAAGGCCAAGTTTCTAAAAGCATTTGGCAACAAAAAATTAATGCGGCCAAAGAAGAGGCTGGTAAGGCTCTTCCGCCAGAAATCAAAGCTTTGGCTGACAATCATATTGGTGGTTATAACGCCTTTAATTTGAGCGAAGGCGGAAAGACTCGCCAGAATTACGTTGAGCATAATTCAACGCCAGAGTGGAATGACTTAGTTTCTAAGGTTTATCCTAAAATATACGATCCAGCCAAAAAAGCCTTGGATTCAGTTAAAAATGATTCTGCGAAAGGCCGTGGTGTTCTTGGAAAATATACAATTAATGAAATTAATAATATTGCTCAAGCCGGTAATCTCGGAAGTGTTCCGGGCCTCGGAAATATCCCTCAACTAGACGAATTCAAGGGAAAAGTATTTGATGATAATACGGCTAGAGTTCAAGCCTCTCGTTATCTCGAAAACGCTAAGGTTTTAAATCAGGCTGATTTTATGAATCACTTGGCTAAAACTTATGGCGTTCCCAAAGATGCTCTCTTGCAGAAGTACCGCAATGGAAGCATTAAGGCTGGTGATTTAGTTGAAGTTCAAGATAAACATTGGGTAAATAAAGACAACCCTGATGGAACGTTATCATTTCCTCCCGAAATCGCTAAATCTCTGGAAAAAATGAAAAACATGGGTGCTGATAGCCCGTGGGAAAAAGAGATGAAGGGATCATGGGCCAAACTCAATGACTTTACTAAGAAGTCTTATTTTGGTATTTTCCCAGCGTCTGTTGGGAAGATTTATTTAGGCAATCAAGCGTTAGCTTATATCAGCGGTCTTTGGAGTCCTGTCGCCCAGGCACAAGGACTTCGGATGGCAATGAATCTGCGTACTGGTAAGTTATCCGATAAAATTATCCTCAATCATTCAACTCTTGGCCCATTGTCCGAAAAAGATGTTTATAACTTGCTCAAGGCTAACAGGGCCTATGGAATGGGCTTATTTAAAATGGAAGTCCCTAAAGCTCAAATGGACACTTATCTAGGTAGTAAAACCGCTCAAAAGTACGTTGATAAAATGTGGCAAGCTCATAACTTCGCTGAAGATGCTACTCGCATGGGAACGGCTATTGAAGCTTTGCGCCAAGGATACAATCCTTTTGCCGCTGGTAAAGCGGCCCGTAAAGCACTTTATGATTATTCCGATTTGGGCGAAGCTGACAAGAAGATGAAAAACTTGGCTCCGTTTTATACATTTCAACGAAAAAATTTAGAAAATATGGCTAAGAAATGGATTCAGAATCCTGGGCGTGCCGGGTTGCCATTAAAATTTCAAAACGAAGAGGGCCAAGATAAGCAAGATGAGCGTCAATACTTTTCTAATTCTAAGGCCGAAGGTACTCCGCTCAATTTAGGCGGTCCCGATAATATTACGCTTGGATTAAATAGCGTTTGGCCCGCCAATGATGTTAACCGATATACGGGATCAGGAAAAACATTTGGCGAAATATTCGGAAATATGCCAAAAAGCATTATGAAAACGGTTGCTGGAATGATTAACCCTATTTTCAGAGTGCCAGGAGAGGTTGCCACTAATTATAATTTAAACGCCGGAACTCCAATTGAAAAGATGCCAGGGCAACAAGCAGTAGGGCCGTTTGGCATTGAAATGAATAAAAGGTATGCTCAATACCCTTTATCTCAAATTAGAGCGGTTAATGATCCATCTTTGCCATTTACTTCATCCAGTGATAAGCCGTGGCAAATTGCTACTAGACTTGCCACCGGATTGAGCTTTAAGAACGCTGATCCGGTTCAAGAAAAGAACTTTTCGGATATAGAGCAATTGCTTGGATTAAAAGGCTCTCATATTGATGGAGAAAAGAATCTGCCTAGATTCTTTGCCAAGGCTCAAGAGCGATACCAAAAGGCTGGTAATTTAAAAGCGGCCAAAGCGGCCTATGATAATGAGAAAATCTCGTATCAACAATTACTGGACGATGCTAAACAATTTAGGAAGCAATAATGCCATATTTATCTGCCAAGCAAGAACGATGGGCACATACAGAAGCGGCTAAAAAGTCTGGATTCCAAACTAAGGAGTTCGACCAAAAGAAAATCGCCGAATCCAGGACTAAATATGGCCGGTGATTTTCAAGTTAAAAAAAACGTTAATGAATTCGTCCCTAATAAAAATGATGGCCCCGGAACTCCAAACATTGATCGATTTAGAATTCTTAAACTGGTTAATGATCTTTATAATTCCGTAAATACTGGAACAGTGATCGGAATTCAAACTATTCCTGTTAATTCAACGGCTCCAACCGATGCTCAATTTCTAGTTTTTAACTCCGGGACGGGCAAATATAATCCCGTTAGTCTTTCGGGAGCCGGAACGATTACCGATGCAGGAGTTTTGTCTATTAATTTAATTAATATATCTACGGCAGGATTTCTTTTTAATACTACACTCCAAAATCAAAGTTCTGCAATTACTAGATCAGGGACTACTGCAACATATACATTAACCGCACATGGATTTTCTTCAAATGATTGGGTTCAGATTCAAGGAGCTACTCAGGCGCAATATAATGGATGGTTTAAAATAACGGTAACGGGAGCAAATGCGTTTACTTATAAGGTCGCCGGTTCGCCGACAACTCCCTCCACTGGAACTTCTCACGTTGATATTCGTTTAACTAGTGAGAACCAATTTGGGGTTTCTCTTTTAACTGCTGGGGCTGGCGCAAGCGGAATGGGAATTTTCAGAACCGCCGCTGGCAAACCTACTATTAATTTTTTGAATACGCAATCAAGCGCAAATTATATTTGTGTAGTCACCGGGGATGGAACGGCGACTAGTAGCGCACAGGTTTTTGGAATGGTTCTAGGAAGAACCACAACGTCTTGCGAAATGGCTCTCGTCACATCATCTACCGGAAATGCTTTAGATGGCTGGTTACATGTATTAATTTATGGGCTCGTTTAGCCATTTTGGCCAACTTTAATCTTGTTGTTTAAATTCGCCAATTAATTTATAATTAAGGGGCCATTAACGAATTTAGGAGAATTTCAATGAAAAAAATGATTTTGGCTTTATTCCTGTTAATGATTGGAATCCCATTAACATCTAAGGCCCAGGTTTCTGCCGTTAGTATTACCGGCGTCGCTTCATGTGCCAATCCGGGGAATACGATTCCCGTCACTTTCAAAATAACAACTTCGGCTGATTTTAACCCAATCAGCTATGATATTTTATTTTCGGCGGCCACAACAGCATCATCGGCGGCGTATTCATCTTTTCAGGGAAAAAATATAAGTTGCGCTGGCGGGGATAGCGGTTATACAACTTTTAATACCGGAGTCACAGTTTTAACTGTAATTCAAACAGTTCAAGTTCCGTCTACTGGGTACTCTGGAAACATCGTTGTCATTGCTGGCGACAACGTTTTAAGTTTAAATTGCCTTGATCCTTCTGGAAACATTTCGTTTGTATATCCATGTCTAACAACTACTCCGACTCAAACCAGAACGCAGACAACCACTCCTACAATAACACTTACTAGAACTACTACTCCAACCCTGACTATTACTCCAACTCCGTCTACTACTTTAACATTAACTAAAACCCCGACTCTTACTACAACTCCGACTCTTACACCAACCGTTACTGTGACGCCCACCCAAACTCAACTTCCGGCTCCTGGGGTATCATTGGCTTCTTTGCAATTGACTCAAATTGCTTTGGCCCAATCTATTGCTACACAGCAAGCCGGGAATCCAACTGCCACCCCCACGGGTACGCTCACCCCCGTTGCTACTGCGACGCCGATTAGTGAACAAGTTTATGCAGTTTCGGTAACTTTGCCATCACTTACAACTAGCGGAGTTGTCACCTTGAATGGTTACTACCCTTATTTTGATGGATTTGTTCAGTATGATCGTGCCGCTCCGTTTACCGCTCAGTCCACTCCTGGTATCCAGTTAAGAAAATCTTATGACGGGACAGTTAATAATACTTCCCCACAATTAATGGCTTACGGTTATTACGGATTATCGGGTACGTTTACAACTTCCTTTGGGAACGTTTCTCAGGGGGCCACTAACGGAGCCAACGCCAACGTTGCTAATGTTAAATACTTGTTTTATTCATTCACTGGCGCAACTCCAACTACGACCGAAACGCCTGTTGTGTTGATGATTGATGCGACAAAGCCTTGAAATCCAACTATTGGATATTCCTAGGCGTCTTATTCGTAGTGTCTTTGATCTGCGCTCAAGTGAGCCATGCGGATAGCTACACGGATGCGGAGCATTACTTGGGGTGTGCGACGGGAGCGTATGTGGGCGTGGATGCGGTGAAGGTGGTGACGGGCAAGGACTTCTTGGCCCCGGCGTGTATCACGCTTTCGACATGCTTCGCTTATGAAGCGGTGAACCACGATGGCCCCGGACAAGACGTTCGTTTCCTAAAAGACCTCGGCTTTGAATTCGGCGGCATCCTGCTCAACGGATTACTTGAAGGCTCGATCAAACTCTAGGGGGATGGGGTGGTTAATCGCATAGTTGGCGTGGCGATAATCATAGGGATATTGGTAGTGATGAGTACCACATTCAATTGGCCTTGAGAGGGGAGTTTGGTGGTTTCCTTAATTCAACACTATTGGCCTCACGCTTTGACGATCTTTTTGGGTGGTACTATCGGCGTTGCATCAAAGATGGGCTTCTTTGAGGGTGTTGGTGGATGGCTTTGGGGATGGATAAAGCTCAATTGGCCTTTCAGGATGAAGGGCAAGTTTAGAAAAAAGGTAGCGCATCCTATGATCCAAATAGCTCGATTAGAGCAAAAGATTAAAAACATAAACTTAAATTTTTCTGGAATAAAGAAAGAATTTAGGGCCGCTAAGGTTCTTTTGAATAAATGCGAAAGCGAAAGAACCGAATGCAGGGTCGACATGAGAAACTTGGTAATGCGGGTAAGTGCGTTGGAAAGAAAAAGAGTTTAGATGGAAACCTACACTTTATATCGAATCATCTCTATTGCTGGTATGCTTATTGGCCGTTTGCTTAACCTCTATACCATTGAATTGCCTTACAATAACGGCGACAATCATCCCGATCTTTCGTGCATCCCCGCTGGAATTTATAATGTCATTTGGGTCATGTCTCCGGACTTCGGATTTTTGGTTCCTCAATTGCAAGATGTTAATGGACGCACTTTCATTGAGATGCATAAAGCAAACTGGCCTTCGGACCTTTTAGGGTGCATTGGGTTAGGCAAAGACATAAACTTGGTTGAGGCTAAATTGGGCATCGAAAATAGCGGAATCGCTTTTGATGAGTTTGCTTCACTAACAAATCGGCAACCCTTCAAGCTTGAAATTATCAATAGTTTTTAGTCTTCTCCTACTTCCTAACTTCTGCGATCCGGCGATCCACTCTTCGCCGATGATAGACCATTATAAACAGGTCAAGTCTTTTTGGGCCATGAAGATGCCCGACATCCCTCCTGACGAAGTGGCTGACTTCGCCAGGGAAACATATATTGGCGCTAATGGCAATGAGCGTGTCATGGCTTGTCTCGCTGGCATTTCAATCATGGAATGCGGTGGGGGGGAAAGGCTAAACCACAAATGGGGGTTTTTGGGCTGTCACCACAGAACGATGGAAAAAGGGTCTAAAGAACTAGGGGATCGTCTTCACTATGGACAAATGACACTCCCTTACAAGATAAGGGCCGCTTCCAGGCGGTTTCTGGTGCTTTATCAACTGCATGGCGAAGAACACGCCATAAAAGAATGGAATAAGGGCATGGATTGGCGAAACGCCACTCAGTATTATGCCGGGGTTGAGCAATTCACTAGCATTTATGAAGGAGATAAGCGGTGAAATGGGTTGTCTTGTTCTTTTGGGTGTGTATAATACTTTTTGGCGATAGATTCTTTCAAAATAAAGGAGATTAAGATGCCTGATCCGATTCAAGTTGCTGTTGTACCGGCTCCCGTTGCGGACCCGAAACCTCCGTTGTTTAATCCTGATGTGATTATGGCCTTGGCGCTTGGGACCGTTTCCTTGGTTTCTAGCACGTTTACTACCGATCCGCATTTGACGTTAGTTCTTCAACTTTTAAGCGGTGAATTGACGTTGGTTGCTGGCGTTCTGCACTTGGACGGCAAATAATGAAAACACTATACGCTTTAGCGTTTTTACTAATCGCCTCTAGTTCATTCGCTTGGGACTTGCCTGGTGCGCCTTTTGGGATTACGGAAGCTCCGAAAGTTACTTTTGGCGCTACGGCTCCTAGCTATTTGTCCATGGACTTGATCCCGACAACTAGCGTTGCTTTTGGGTCTGGAATCAATGCTCCTAGCTATGGATTTGATTTCTCCTATGGCATCTTTCTGGACAGCATTGTTCAAGCCACTGATGGGACCGTGAATGTGACGCCCTACGGTGGTTTGAGTGCCGGTCTTTATTTGGATGCTGGCGATTGGATTAACTCAAATTTGAATAAGTCCATTATCGTCAAAGGCTCGGTTGGATTAGTTCTTCCTGAATTCCAAGGCGTTGTTGGTGGAATTTTTGAAACCTTCAACTTTCAGGATGGTAGCCGCCAAACTCTAGTGGACGCCTCTATCCCGCTTGGCCTGTTTTCGGGGGCTATTGCTCAATTGGCTAAGTTTTAATCGTGTCACGAAAGATAAAGCGGTACGGGTGGAAACGAGACATTCCTGACTTCCGGGATTTAAAGCTTGCGCCTCCCGTTGCTATACCTCTTCCATCGGTCATTGATTTGCGTCCTGGGTGTCCTACTGTTTACGATCAAGGAGAACTTGGTTCATGTACCGCTAACGCCATTGGTGGCGCTTTCGAGTTTGAATTGATTCGTCAACAGTTGCCGGACGTTGCCCCTAGCCGATTATTTATCTATTACAACGAGCGTGTTATTGAGGGAGATGTGAGCCAAGATAACGGGGCTCAAATCCGTGATGGAATGTCTTCAATTGCAAAACTAGGCGTTTGCTCTGAAAAAGAATGGCCTTATGACATATCCGCTTTCGCAACAAAACCAATAGCTGAATGTTACGAAGACGCTATGAACAATAAGGCCATTCAGTACCTATCCCTTCAACAAGACTTAAACCATTTGAAGGCGTGTTTGGCTGATGGCTTTCCATTCGTGCTTGGCATTTCGGTTTATGAGTCATTTGAGTCTGCCGAAGTAGCTCAAACCGGAATTGTGCCAATGCCCGATCCTAGTGAGCAATGTATTGGCGGTCATGCGGTTATGGCCGTTGGATACGATGATTCTAAATCGGCCTTCTTGATTCGCAATTCGTGGGGTAGTGGCTGGGGGTTAGAAGGCTACTTTTATCTGCCTTATTTGTACGTTGCTAATTCAGGATTATCTTCGGACTTCTGGACGATAAGGTCAGTGAATTAAACATCTCTAAACCTCCTGCTTGACCTGGACGGTGGCCCCATCAGCCATCGTCCTTTTTTTATGCGCCTCTTCGATTTCTTTGATCTTGTCATAGTGGCGTTCTTCGATGTACTCATCCAGTTCTTCAAGCAAGTCCCTGAATGTGAGTGTGCGTTTTTGGTTAAGCCCTAGCGGGTTCTTTTTAGCGGGAACCTTCAAGTAACTGTACCCTCCAATGGTGGCCCATCGGGCAAATGTTAATCATTTCATGGACAAGTCCGGTATCATCAAGATGAGATTCGGCGGCAGGGAGCATACAATCGTCTTTAGGACAAATAACATCCTTGGCAAAGTATGGCACTTGTTTGAATTCAACTGGCTTCATTTGAAACGTCCTCCAAGGGCTTTCTTATTCCAACTGTAAGGCGTTGCCGCATGGAACGCATATTCAGGCTTCCTGGGAGCATTGGGTCGCTTGCGTGGGAAATGTCCATTGGCATTAGGGCAAGCGCCAGGATGCTCAGTTTGATGCAGTTCTTTGTTTTTGATGCTCAATGGCCTTTGGCATTTGGTGCAAAGCTCAACGTCCTTTAAACGGCAACGCCTACACCTATCATCAATTGATCGCTTCCCGCAATCCTGGCAAGTTTTAAAGTTCATGTTTTGAATCCTTTAAAGAGCTTTTCAATATAAGCCGCCGCCACTCCCTCATCGACCATATCGCCGGTAAAACGCATTATTTTATACCCGGCTAATAGGGCCTCGCAATCCTTTTCTCGATCCCGGCGCATTCCATTACCTGTGTTGTGCCCACTACGTTTCATCCACTCCCCACCGTCAATGTCAATCACGAACATCAATTCAGGCCATCCACGGTCATAGGCCCATTGGCGGGTAGGATGAAATTTGAATTGCGAAACGCCCAAATATACGTCTTTTAGGCCAAGGCATTTTAACTGGTATTCTAAGAGTCTTTCCCATTTAAGCGTCTTGTTGGCCCGTTCTTCTGCAATGATTATTGACCTAGCGTTCGGCTTGTACGTCTTCTTCTTCGCCTTGGGGATCGGTGACAATATCATTCTCCGTTTCCCGGTCCTCGCCATCACTCAGACCGGCATAATCCATAATCATGTCCCGGCAATCGTGGCAACTATTAAACCCTCGATAAGGCAATTTGATCGTATGTCCTTGGCTACAAGTCTGCATTCCCATGTACGCCCTCCCATTTCTTGGTCCTAGCTCTTGACGCTTAACCCACTCATATAAATTCAAACTAACCTCTCAAGGATAGTTTAGTTAGCTATTTATCACAATTGCATGGTTTAAAATCTTTTAAATCTTCGTCCGAAACATCTTTATGACTTTTTTTCCATAAATCAAAAGCATTTTCGCATTTAGTCACTGTATAAAACTCAGGCTTGAAATAACTATCAAAGTCCCAAGGAAACCATTCGTATTTTTTCCCATTTGACCGCTCCACAAAAAATCCATCAACATTTTTTCCTTGATGCGTATATTCAACTTTAGTCGCATTCCAAAACCAAACTGCATCAAAATTTTGCCAAACTATTACAGTTAAGAAAATAATGGTTACTATTTTTATCACTTGGCCCAGCCTTTACTCACTTCATCTTTAGACACTATTATAGTGTGGTCGTGCGCTCTTTGAATAATCCCGTAATCCCCGTCTTGCAGACTAAAAACTACTATCGCATGAGAAATTTTTGGAGTTTGAACTTTATCTCCAAATTCAAAACGTATCTCTTTTTTCACAAAAACCCCTCCACAAGATAGATTTAGTATCCTATTCCTCGTAAGCATCACCTTTGCCCGGAACATTCTCCGGCCTATTTGGGTCACCCTTGAGATAGTACACCCCATAACCCCTTGACTCATCTATCTCAATGGGTAAACCTTCCGCTCTTAACTCCGATATGCGATTGGTGTATTTGCATATCCCCAACTCGTTGATTATGTCCATAGGGGTTAACCTACGGCCTTTTAACAATTCAGCTTCAAGCCTTTGGCATTGCGTCAACGGTCTTCTTCTTTCTTGGCTTCTTTTCGGGTATGGGCGGTTCGATCTTGCGTTGAACCATATCCCAAAAAGTAAGCTCTTTGCTCAAGAGATTATCAATGTAGGCGTTATCCCGCTTTACCACATCGGCCTTAAATACAACCCCGTCATTAGACCGAATATAGGTTATGTCCATAGCGCCCGAAACCATCATCTGATGTTGAAGCTGGGCATAGTGGTGAGGCGGAATTTCATCCTCCATAGCGTCTTTGCCCACATATTTGATCTCTAAGGCAAAGTTCTCTGCCTCGTTATATCCATCCAAGGAAGCCCTAATAAATGGATAAACCGAGTGTTCCAGGCAAATTGGAGGGCATTCCTTGTCATTCATAAGCTCAAAGTAGGCCCTAGCCTTCGCCTCGATTGTTTTACCCTTCTCAAAGATAAAGTTAAAATCGTCCTTGATCTCAATGGCCCCGGTCTTCTCCTGCCAAAGCTTATGAGCGGTCTTGTACTTGCTGATTCCAAGAACCATAGGGGCCTCACTGGCCCCTATGCCCTCAAGACGCCAAGCGTGCCATTCAGGCGTTCCCTGTTCTAAGGTAACGATCTTCAAAACGGGATTTCCTCTTCTAACTCTTCGGGCCTTGAAGCCTTTTCTTTTAAGAGCATGGCCCTTAAAGACGAAGTATTGGTCTTTCCAACAAGCTCTTCCTTGGAAAGCGATTTCATGCCGCCGCCAAGCTTGTTAACCCACTTAATCTGACTACGAAGAACCTCTTTGTAAAGATTGTCTTCGACCACCAAAGACATTTCTTTCCCAAATTCAATAGTCCCGCCAGCGGGACCGTTAGCCAAGTCTTCCACTTCCATGCCCTTGAATCCGCAATCAAGCAAAGTCTTGATCGTGTAATGGGCCGGGGAGTTTGTCTTTCCTTCTCGCACCTTTTCGGACAATCCCCCAAACCAAGTCAATTCAGCAAAGCCTTCGCCTTGAGCTTTTTCAACTTTAAACTTGATAAAGGCTTGTGGCTCGTCCTTACTGCTTTTGGAGATGCCATAGTCTTCAATTGTCCCAATGTAATTCCCGGCCATCAAAACTCGCTTGTCTTCGTTCACTTTAAGCCTCCGATAACCGCAATCAAGCGGTCCTTAATGGCCGTCAACTTCACGGCGTCCTTCTTGGCATCAGCAATTGACTTGTTTACTTTCTCTAACAAAACAGTGTCTTTGATGTTTTGCTTTAGCCCATCAATATCAGCCAAGAGGCTTTCAGTAGCTTCCGGTTGGCCTTTGCTGATCGCATCTTTCAAAGTCTTCCAAGACTCACCTTGAGGCATGACCATGCGGAAAGGAAGACCGTAACGGTTCTTGGCTTGAAACGAAGGGCGCTCTTGCGTGTACATAACCCGCACACCGCTACCTTGCGCCCGTTTATCATCATCACTGACTTTCAAGACTTCGTAGTTCATAAACAGGATCGCATCCACGGACCGATACCACACGCTGGCCGCTTCCTCGTTGATAGAAAGCTGGTATCGGTCATACCCGGATGTAGTCAACGGGTCTTGAAACGTCTTAACCTTGGAATGGCCGATAATGGCAATGTCCATAGATTGCTTTTGGCGAAGCTCCGAAAGAAGGCCGACCAGTTCAATGTGCTTGTTGACGGCTTCTTTATAGCCCTTCCCATAACCGATTGATTCAATGGTAGGCTTGTTATGTTCATCACAAACCGTTTTCCAAATGACGGGTTCAAGCCATCCCAGGTTATCCAAGACAAGAGTTTTGAATTTAAGGCCCTTGGCGGCAATCAATTCCTTTACTTGTTCTTTCACATCGTTAAAACTTTTAGGTTCTTCCAACCGGGCAACGTCCAAATGAGAGCTTTCCTTTTCATCCCCCAGGAACAAGGGCCTATCAGCCTCCGAAGCCGTGGTAGATTTTCCAATACCCGGCACTCCATAAATCAATGCGAAAATTGGCTCAACAACCTTACCTTCTTTTACCCGATCCAAAAAACTCATAACGTCTCCTTTTATTTTTTCGGCTCCATTGCCGATTTATATGCCTGATCCTGCTTTTCCATCCTGGCCCTGTAATACATAGTGGTAGTAGCAATATTGGAATGACCAGCAAGCTCTTGAGTCACTTCTATTGGCACGTCATTTTCCATGAGGATATTTATAAACGTGTGACGAAGTCTATGCCAAGTGAAGTGAACGCTTTCATCCCAACCACACCATTGCTTGATTTTGAAAGACCATTTGCTCACGTTCCAATTGCCGACTGGCACCGAAGGCTTGAACGGGTTGAAAAACAAGTAGGGCGGCAGTTCCTTGAACGGTTGAATTGTTTCCCCGTCCCGTTTTAACTCTCTGCTCATAATCACTTGCTTGTACTGGTTCAATTTGTCGGCCAACTCTTTGTTGAAATGCTTGGTTAGCGGCTTAGCTCCCTTCCCAATGGTCTGAATTTTCATCGTTTCAAAGTTAATATCGGCCCACTTTATTTTTCTAATCTCATTGCGCCTCATGCCTGTGTAATAACCAATAAGGGCGAACATTGAAATTTTCCAGTTCCTAAAGGGCGTCCACTTTAAGCTACTCAACAAAGTGGCCCTCTGTTCATCCGTCAATGGCTTAGGATTGCGTTTAGCGGCGTCAAAATCGAACTCTTCAAACTCGATTGTCGGATCACTCGTAATTTGTTTCCTTCGCAATAGTCGCTTATAGAATCCATGAATGGCCGCAATCTTCCTGGTAATGGTGCGATCTTTAAGCTCCCTACCCTGGCACCAAATTACCCAGGCGTGGCAATCGTCCTGAGTCGCATCCAAAATGCCCTTCCCTCGATCATCCAGCCACTTGCGGAATACGTCCAAGTCGCTCGCATAGCCCTCACGGGTAGCTTCGCTCTTGAACAACTCCAAGTAGCTCTTGAATGGCTCAACCTTGCGAAGGGGGTTCACTGTAAATCCTTGACGTGTTCAGGAAATTGAGTTCTTAGTTTTTTCATTACGCATGGACGGCATAACCAGCCGAAATCAAACAAATCTGGTTGAAGCCTATCAGTTGAACCACAAATTTTACATTGAGCAATAAAAGTCATAGTCCCCTCTCAAGGCTTTTTTAGACTACCTTTTTCTCACGCTTCCATCCACGCTTAACCGCTTTGTCTTTTCCAAAATATACATTTCCTCCTGATTTCGTAAAAAGCCACGACATACGATATTGTTTCTTGTCTCTAAAAAATATACAGTTCCCGTAAGATGGATGCCAAACCTTATCGCCCCACTCAAATTTCATAACCACCCCCTCCGTAACGTTGATACATTTACCCTTGTATTAGCTATCTGCGCTTAATTGAAAGCATGGCATAATTTTTTGGCAAATAAGGTTCGCCAATCAAAATATGTGTTACGTCAAAGAAAAGAGCTTCTTTTCCGTCTTCAAATTTACCGGACATACGATCCCAACTCATAATTTCCAGAACATCTCCAGTTTGAAAATCACGGTCGTTATACCTAATTTCTGCCGTTTTATCACCACGCTCCAAAGCATCAAAATAGATAGGGTCGCACTTCAACTGATGTGTTTTCACAAACTCCCCCTTCAAACATTATGTGCTACTCACTTGTCGTAATTCTTTCGTCTCTCTCACCCCACGCCTTGGCTTGTTGGTAAGTCAAGACCGTTTCCGTGGTAGTCCCGCCATCGTGGTATCTAAACCATCTATGCCCAATCTTAACTTCGTTCGTTGGCTCGCCGCTCATAAGCTCCCCTCTAAAACATTATTGAATCACCGCCTTAAGCCTATCGACTTGTGGTCATTTGTTTTTCCCAGGCGTCAAACTTAGCCATAACTGATTTTTCATCCGGGAACAATTCAATATCCGCATCCGCTGAATCGTAGCAAGAACATCCCGATTCAACGATCAAAGCAAATTTTCCGTTTTCTAATTCAATCGCATGGGCTTCGTTGGTTTCGTAAGATGCCGAATGATCAGCTTCTTTCAAAATCTTAACAGGCATTGATCCAAGCGCACCAATCCACGACTCAAGTTCATAATTGCTTAATGAGCCTAACTGCCAGTTTTTATCAATTTTCATTTAGTCCCCTCTCAACAGAAGTTGTGTATCCCTTTTTAGTCTATCGGAATAAACTTGAATTCCTGCTCTTTTGCGTGGTGAAGGTATCGGCAACACTTCGGACAGTAAATAAAAACTTTAATTTCCCCGCCATCCGGTGCGGTGGTAAAATTCACCTTAGAGCCGCATTTAACGTGCTGGACTTCCATCTGCTCCATGTCGATAGGCATATACCGTCCCATTCCTTGCATCTTTCGTCCTTTCAAACTGGTGCCACAAGAATGCTGTTTATCCGTCAATCCCAATAAGTCTTGCACTTGATGGTCGGGTGAGCGGCTCTCGCTTCCCCGCATCCGCCACAAAAGTCATACTGGTTGTAAAGCCGTCTTCCCTCTTTTTCCCAATCCTTTTTCTGCGCCCTTTTGCCGCAAAGCGGGTTCAGACATTCGGCTAACCCGGTTGCTTCCCTCACAGTCACGAACGAGCTTTGATGGCAAGTTGGGCAGGCCATAGGAACAAATTCTCGATCGTCACCCTCCAAAACCATTATCTTTGTCTTGCTCATCAAAACCCCCTCACAAGAATGATGTTTACGTCTTCGACAAGTCTTTTAAACACGGCTTGCAATTCACCTTATCCGTACTGGTCGTTGTCTTTTTTCCAAATTTTATAAAACCGCAAGCAGTTGCTCCCCAAGAAGGTCGAGAATAGTGAACTTTCTTATTAAGTAACTTTACGACTTCCTCTCGTAGTTGAAAAATTTGTGCGCTGGGTTTCCGCTTTCCACAATGAAAACAGTGTCCCGTCATATTAAAATAATTGTGTTTGCACTTTTTGTTATTAGTCATAATTCCAATCCGATCAAACCGGTGCTTCAAGAATGCATGTATAACCTATTTGTGTCTAAAACATCCGGGACATAAAATAGTGGTTGGCGGATTTAGCCTGCCACATTGACAAGCCCACCATCCAGCTATAAAAGACCTCATCTACTTGCCCTCCAATTTGACGCCGGATGTGATTTTACGGGCGTACCATTCAGCGTCGAAGTTTCTTGCCGCTTCGTAGGCCGTTGCTCCCCATCCCTCAACACTGATCGGGGTTTCGCCAAAAATGAACCCATAGGCGTTTCCGTCAATTATCAGCTTAGGTTTAAACACTACTACCGGGCGAACGTACTCCAACTCCACGTTTTGAACTGCCGTCTGAATCGCACGAGATGCGTTCGCTCCCTCCTCGGCCAATTGGCGACTAAGCCACTGACTGTCCATTTCGTTCATCACTTTCCCCCTTTGCGTTTGCGCTTCACTGGATAGGCGGCGTTCAAGGCGTAGCAATCGGCTTCGGCCATCCTCCGGCTTTTTCCATGCCAACTCACTCCCTCTCCCTTCGCATCCACAACTTTCCAAGTAGTCCACTTATCCTTCGGGACCACTACTTTAAACGGTATTTTCCACGGACACTTAGGCTTCGCCATTCGGAACCTCCACGCCAGCTTTTTTGAACGCTTCTAGGCATCCAGGACAGTGTTTTATTTCGGCGGCTTGACCTTGATACGCCATAATTTTACCGTCCTTATCTCGGACAATCATGCTCGGCGTGAAACAGTGAACGCCTTGGCACTTGTCCCTCTGCGTCTCTGGTTGGGGCGCTCCGTGACATTTACAGTCGCATTGGTAGGTGTGCGTTCCCTCGCAAATAGAAGCTCCGCATCCCGGGTCGTTGTGCCTTAGCTCCGGTTGCGGGTCAATCCACTTCCCCTCATCCAGCGGAGCGGGTTGGGTGCTTATTGGTGGAAATTTAAACGGATTACTCAGTCCCAACTCCTTGAGATATATCATGGCCTTGTCCGACAATAACTCCATTCGGGTAGCCGTGGCATCGAATG